CCTGTAAAATTGCAAGGCAATTTTCATAGATATTTTTAAAAAACTCTATAATACCATCAAACATTTAATCACCACTGCCGAAGAGTTGTAAGAATCGCCTTCAAAAAACACCAAGCGAGAAGAAGAAGGAAACAACCACGGAAAAAAGAAATAAAAGAACGCCATTGATCAGAAAAAGAAGAATCGAAAACAGGAGAGCCGTTAACGTTAAAATTATAAGCCGGAACTGGAGCTTGAAAATAAAAAATATTCGTGGGACCGGAAGAAGTAAAATTCTCGGGAAAGGGGAAAAACATATTATATTGAGATTGAGAGCTATCATTAAAAAACCTGTTTTTTGGCAAAAGTTTATTTTTAATTTGAGAAAGTGCAGAAGATTCAGGAATGGGAATAGATTCTGGAGGAGTCGGACGCTCAGGAAGTTGAGATTGAGAAGAATCATCGAGTTTATCATAAAATTCTTTAATAGAATGAAGATCAGATTTTATAGAAGAAACATCATCTTTAACAGTGTTTAAATTAACATCAATAGAACCGACAGTTGTATTCAAACTGGAAACATTAGAATCAATAGAACTCGCAGTTGTAATCAAGCTGGAAACATTGTTATTTAAAGTATTAATCTTCCCATAAATAGAAGTGGCAGTAGAATTAAGAAGGGACAAATTATTATTTAAAGTGGTGAATTTTCCATCAATAGAACTTACGGTTGTATTCAAGCTGGAAACATTAGAATCAATAGAACTTACAGTAGTATTCAAGCTGGAAATATTCGAATTAATCGAAGATGCAGTGGTATTCAAGCTGGAAATATTCGAATTAATCGAAGATGCAGTTGTATTCAAGCTGGAAATATTCGAATTAATCGAAGATGCAGTGGTATTCAAGCTGGAAATATTCGAATTAACAGAAGAGAGAAGAGAAGCTAGGGAGGAAATACCAGTCCCAATACTTGCGAAATGAGAAGAAAAATCAATATCAGAAATAATATCTGAAAGAGAATTAACAGAATCGAAAACATCAAGAATTAATACAGGAATCCCGGAAACATCTCCAAGAATAGAATTTACATGGGACTGAATGCTTGAAATGTCATATTTAATATCACCAAGTAAAGAATTAGACTGTTGCAGAGTAGATTCACGAGCCCAAGGCTTATCAGAATCACCACCAGAACCAGAATCACCACCGCCAGAATCACCACCGCCGACATCAGGAGGAGTATCACCGCCACCAGAAATAGTATAACTAATCGTAACTACATCTTCGGTATGATTATAAAAACCAAGAGGAACACCAACGGGAGCAACAGTATCTGGAAGACGTAAATTAGAAATAGGTTGGGTAGCAAGCTGAGAATTACCGGTTCGAAGAGTAACGAAAACAGAGGGATCACCAGCATCAGCCGAGATAGTAATAGGATAATCAGATTGTGTAGGAACAAAAAGTTGTGTAAAAGTGCCGGGATCACAAGAAATAGTGCCGGAGAGTTCCCAGAGAAGAAGGAAAAAAAGATTCATTCAAGCAACCCCTAAAAAAGATTTTTTTGATTTTTAGCATGGATAATGAATTGCATCGAAGCGAAACCGCAAAGGAAACAGGAGGAAATACAAAGCACCTGAAGAAGAAAAATGATATTGTCAAGTTTGGAAAAAAGAAGTTGAACTTCAGAAGGTGACATTTGTATTTCCCCCGAAAGAAATTACTTCATACCTCTGATCCAACGGATACCGGCCCGGATCAGAATAAAAGCAATGGTTCCGCCGACAACAACGGCGATGATACCACCAAGATAGGTAATCCCGGCAGTAGCATAACCTTGAAGATCGACACCGGTTTCAGGAAGGGTAACGGCATCCTGGGCAAAAGTGGTGACACCAGCGACCAGCCCGGCAACGCCGAGCCCAAACTTTTTGATTTTACCGCTCATATAAACCTCCAATTTTAGAGCGTTATCTGTTCGCTAGGAATCTAGCGGGATCAGATCACCAGAACTTATAAAAATCTTTCCAACCAGACAAAAAATAAACAGTA